AGGCTTACAATGTATGTATAAGCATGCTATCTGTAACACTTGTGTGAATGAAGTTCTCACAGGAGAGTTTCTATCTACTACAGTACTAGACAGTCACAAGTGGAGTATTGCTATTGAAGGAGACTTCAAAGATCCTATTGTAAGGATTAATGATATTGACTTCAAGATTAATGGTGAGTACTCAGGAGTGCTTACAGCTAACTACAAAGGTGAGCTTAAGTATGCTAAATCTTGGGAATGTCTAGAGTTCAACTATCAGGATATTTCACTTTCTGTGCTTAAACTATGTGCTGAGTTACCTTACATCAAGAAAGGACTCAATACTGTGTCAGTAAGTGGTGTAGAGAGTGATACTGCTTGTATTTATATAGATTATGAGAGTGTAACAGTATGATTGGTTATATTATTAATAGTGAGGCTTCAGGAAGGAAGTCAGTAATTATTCCTAAGGATGACTTCCTTAATGACATTCAAGTACAGTTTGCCTTAATGGAAGTTCCTGCTATCTCCTTAACCTTACCCTTAAAATATTCCAAGCTACTCAGTGGTAATACACACATTGTAGTCCAAACAGAGGACTGGAAGTATGAGGGCTATGTAGGAGATAAGTCTAGTGACTATCAAAATAGCACAGTTACAGTTCAGACTTAAAATGTAATTGGTAGGCTGGGTAAGAGAACCCTTCCTACTAATGTTACTGTGAAAGCTAGATCAGTAGTATCTGCTGTAGAGCAGGCTATGGGCTACTGGTCAAATGAACAGCACAAGGATGATCTCTTAAATGACTTCAAGATTAAGTATGTAGATGACTATGCTGAAAAGAACTTGATTGAGTATGAATTTTCTAGAGAATCCTTCCTAGAGTTCCTTACCAAAGTGTGTGAAAAGACTACTTCCCTCTATTGGAGAGTAAATCGCTATGATCCTTACCTGATTGAGTTTGGTATCTTTGGTATTAAGAGAGATGTACTTATCAATGAGTATAACTACCTTGTGTCCTTAGATAACATCTCAGAGAACTATGAGGACACAATCAACATTGCTGTAGCTATGTCAGATAAGTCAGACTCAGGGGCTAGTTCATTAACCCTTAGAGACATCTTCTACAATCCTAAGTTTATGCTTGAAGGATTCCCTGTGATTAAGACAGGTAATAAGGTAAACTCACAGCGTTCTTATGACTATCCACAGCTTCCTGTGTTTGCTCCTGAGATTATTGGTGATGAGTTTGCTATCCTAGATGAAGAAGGTATTGCTTTAGAAGCAGGAGAGCTTTATTGGGGAACAGTTACTGATAATGACACTCAGTCAATCGCAGAAGATAATAAAGAGATCACAGATGCTGATAGGCTTAGAGCCACAGAACAGCTCTATAGAACAGCTATTAGAAGACTTAAGAACTCTCGTAGAAAGATAGTCTATACAATGACTGTAGAGCCTCTGAAGAAGCATACAGTACAGGCTGGTGATAGGGTATTGTTTACCCTTAATGCAGGAGTTTGGGAACTTACAGCTTGTTCTAAGTACTATGAGAAGGTATTGAAGGAAAGTAACTGGTTCTTTGTGACCAAGATAACTGACCTTTACCAAGTAGGAAGTAACCACTTACAGCAACTAGAGCTGTCTAAATATCTATACAGTGATAGAGACATCATTGTGAATCAGTAGGAGGAGAAATGGCAGATTATCTAAATAAATTAGTAAATACTGTTAGTAGAACTAAATCTAGGGTAATTCAACAGTCTAAACAGCGTAGAGGAGGGGTAACTGACCTCTATGCTCTTGACTACGTGGATTCCCTTTCTACTGCTTCTTCCTGTGCTCCTTACTCAGATGATAGTATTGAAGGATCTGAGAGTGATGATATTGAAACAAGAGTAAAAACCTTTGCTAGAGCTATCAAGAAAGAGATTCCTGAGGCTAAGGCACAAGGTGTATCTGCTATTATTGGTTACTTTGTGAGAGAGTCTAATGTTACTGCAAGAAGGTATGAGGCTGACTATGCTACAGGCAAACAATATGATAAAGTAGCACAAGAACCTACAGCAGAAAACCTCATGGGATCATGGCAAGCCTTTGCATCACTCTATAAAGACCCACTTAATGAACCTGGGTATAATGTAGGTGGTAAACACTGGATTGGTTTAGGATTAGGTCAGTGGACAGGTCCGAGGTCTAAGGCTCTTTATGAGTTTGCTAGAGCTAGAAACAGTAGCATCTTTACTTTCAATACACAAGTAGCCTTCATGATGAGTGAAGAGACACTTAAGAATGTGGTAAAAGAAGTTGCTTCTAGTGATGGAGATATTGCACAGCTTACTACTCGTTTCCTTGCTGACTGGGGTGGTGTTCCAGGTAATGCCCTTCAAGAGCGTATTGATGGAGCTAACAAGTACTTTGAAGTAGTCAAGAAAGCCCTTGAAAGTAAAGATGAATCACCTAAGGAAAAGAATGAGTCTCCAAGTGACACTGTTGTGATTGATAGAACTAAAGGATCTGCTCAGTTTAGAGTCCTTGTGCCAAGTGACTTAGATAGATTCCAAAGATGGTTCTTAAAGTTCATCATTAAGATGGATGTGTCACAGTGTGATGGTAAGAAAGTAACTCCTCTATCAGATGTCCACTTAGTTGTAAGTGCTAAGAATGAGGCTACAGGAGAGCTTTCTGAGATTGAGCTTACTGAGATCTTCAGAAGACAGTGGGGATGTAACTGGATTGGTGATGATGCTAGTGGTGAAGGTATATTCCCCAATAGTAACCCAATGGAAGGTTATGACTTAATGTATTCTGCATGGTATCTAAATGATGCTCAGAGAAGTGCCTTATTCAGTGCTGGTGAGAAGATTTTCACTGTGTATGCACTAGGTGAAGCACAGATTACACTAAGAAACTTCCTTAAGTTCAGTCACATCAACTAGGAGTAAGAATGAATATTATAGTATCAAGGCTATATAACAGATACAAGAATAAGCTTACCCAGCTACACAGCATGGAAGCTAAACAGTTTAAACTTGAAGAGCACTTAGCATCTCACCCTACTGATTACCAAAGTGTGATCCAAAATGAGATCCTAAAAAGTGATATTCAGAGGGTTGAGTATGCTCTAAAAGAGATTGAAAGAGAGATGGAGTACTATGGAGAATAAAAAGTTTCTTGTGAAACGTATGAGAAATAGAATCCTTGTGGAATCTGCTGTGGAATACTTCTTTAGACAGGTTTATAAGAACCATGACTATGGAGGAGCTAAAGAGTGGATGGATAGTGATTATCTAGAGCTTACACTGGAAAAATACTCCATCTTTTGTCGTAAAAAAGACAACATTATCACCTTAGATAATGAGGAGTTTAGCTATGACTTCTCCTACATAACAGGGTTGTGCTCAAGTTTACTGAAGGATAAGATTGAGGTATAATTGATATGACAAATGCTTACCAAGTTGCACAGCGTGTAGTGGGACAATCCATTGATGTTGATGGCTTTCCTCCTAGTCAACCCTACCAGTGTGTAGACCTTGTGAATTGGGTAGCTCAACAATTTGGTGGGTCTTTACTAGGTAATGGTAATCAGATTGGTATAGGTAATGATGTCAGTAGCTTTGCTGATGTTATACCTTACTCAAATGAGTCTCAATTAAAGGTGGGTGACATTATCTCCACTAATGAACCTTCTACACCTTATGGTCACACTCTTGTGTATGGAGGAGGTGGAGTCAATAATGCTAGAGTTATTGAGCAAAACTTCAATGGTATCACTCATGTGATTGAGCATACAAGAACCATTACAGGATATGGAGCAACTATTCTTAGAATTGTGAGAATCAGAGGTCAGGATAACTATACTCCTGATGGATCTAGTGGTACTAGTGCTGATGCAGGTAAACCTAAGAAGAGTGGTGGAGTACAAAGAACTTTCTATGAGATTGTAGTGGACAAGGTTGAAGGTATTAAAGGTAATGGTGACAACACTGTGCTTGATACCTTTTATAAATGTAACAAGGTTACAGGTAAGATCAGTGGTGAATGGCTTATCTATGATAAGTACAATGGTACTGTTGGTTACTTACCTAAGTCTGCTGTAAAAGAGAAAACTGAGTACTCTAAGCAAGATAAAGAGCCAGGTAAGAAAGAAGTTGAGAAGGCTAATGGCTATGATAAGTTTTCAGATAAAACTAGTGATGGTCTAGATCAGTCAGGAACTCAACAGATCTACACTTTGGCTCAATTTATATCACTAGGTAGGGTAGAATATAGTGGTTATGAGTGGACTTATTCCTCAGGTAACAACTTCCCTACAAGTGTTAATGTGAATAAGAGCTATAATGCTTATGGCTTCCTTTCAGACCAAGATGGTCATATTATCCTTTCTGTGCCTTCATCTTGGGGTGATGTTAAGGGTAGACTTTATGACACTCCTTTTGGTTTTAAGGGTAAAGCCTACTTAACTAATGAGAAAACATCCATTGATGTTTATGTAAGATAGGAGAAAATATGGCTTATAAATTAGCTGAAGAAGATAAGCTCTGTGGAGTTATCTATCCAACTTATGAGGGTTTTAGCCCTATCCCTAAAGCCACTTGTGAAATGCTAGAGTCCAAGTGTGATAAGACTGAAATTATTGTTAAATGTAAAGATAATCAGAGTGAAGAAGACAAAAAGCCTGAGTCACAAAGTGGAAGTGCTTCTGCATCTGTTTCTGAAAGCAATTCTGTGTCAGAATCTACTAGTGAAAGTAACTCTACCTCAGAAAGTCAAGCTTCTACTTCTGAATCAACTAGTGAATCTACATCTACAGGATCAACTAGCACAAGTGAGTCAACTACAGAAAGCACTACAACTAGTGAAAGTACTTCAGTATCTACATCTGAATCTGCTTCTTCTAACACAGAAAACTCTAACACTCCTGAAGAACCTAAACCTACTCCTGAGCCACAGCCTGAACCTGTTCCAACACCTGTGCTCACTAATGAAGAGTTGGATACTATTGTGTCAGGTAAGTTGAGTACTAATACTACTTTAGGTAATTATATGGTTAATCAGAACAATACTATTACCTTAATTGGAGAAGCTCCTCTTGAGGATATTGAAGCTTACAAGAAAGAGATCACAGATAAAGTAGGAGATATTCCTGAGCTTAAAGACTATACTGTGGAAGTATTAGTCAATAAAATTCCTGGTGATAATGTAGGGGATAAAGCTACAGGTGCACCTCTCTATACTAAGGTTGTGAAGATTACTAAGCCTAATGGTGATGTTTATCAGTCTGAACCTATGAGTATTGGTACTACTACTGAAACTAATATTGACTTGTTAGAGGCTCTTCCTAGAGTAGAAGATAAGTTCTCTAAGATTATCACTAAAGATGGTCAAGTAGTTGAAGTTCCTGAAGTATCTAATGAGGATAAGAGAGCCTTTGAAGATAAGATTATCAATGACTTGAAGGCTAAGTTACCTGAAGGAACTGTTGTAGAAGCTGTGCTTGAAGGGCCTAAGTATGAAAAAGGTTCAGAAGTATTGAGTGGTAAGACTAACTATGTATTGAATGTAAGAACTACTCTGAATGGTGTAGTTTCAGAGCAAACTTATAATGTACCTCATACTGAAGAAGCTCCTCAAGAAGAACCTGCTGTACCTGAAGCAGATATTGATGGTGAATTACTTAAAAGAAATTTAGGTGTTGTAAATATTGATGGTGATACTATTCTTTCTATTAATATCCCAAATGATGTTGGTGGAGGACAAGGTGAACCTATTACTGAATCTAACCTTCCTTCCATCAGTGAGGCCTATAGAGCATCCTTAGAAGAAGTCCTAAACAAGGGAAATAATACCTCTAAGAAGTATAAGGTCAACTCTTATAACATTACTATGCTTAAGCATGTAGGCGATCATTCTTATTATGATGACACTATCTTCACTTACACTACAACTATTACAAAACCTAATGGTGAGGTAGTTACTAAAGAAGGTAATCTACATTCAACATTTATTGAAACTTTATAGGAGAACTAAATGGATAGATTAATCTTAAGGATTGTAGAAAATCAAGCTGTGATCTCAGGAATAACACTCTTTGTGACCACAGCTTGTGGTTGTGGTGTAGCTTGGCTTAACCATAAGAGAAATAAACTTGAGGAGCTTTCTAAGGGTGCTAAACGTTCTAGTTTACGCTCTGAGTACCTTAACATCTACAACTCTACTGAGTTTACTTGGCAAGAAAAGTGGGATATGACTGAGCCTCTTGTGAAGGAGTACTTTAATGACCTTGGGGGTAATCACTACATTCATGGTCTTAATGAGAAGATGAGAAGGCATGTAGAAGAGGAGATTGCCAATGGTAAAGATAGTAATTGACCCTAGCTGTCTAAATCAGGGAGGGTCTACCTATGATGACACAGAAGTGCTCAATAGGATTAAAGCCTTAGAGGGTAAGACTGACAATTTTGTGAGTGATGTTACTGTGTCTAGAGAAGGTAACAAAGTTAAGATCAAGTACACTAGGGTTGATGGAACTTCTAGTGAAGTAGAGTTTGATGACAAAGATACCATCTCTATGGCTTATGATGACACTGCTCTCAAAGAGAGAATTAAAGCTTTAGAAGCAAAAGAAGACAAGGATACTGTGTATGATGACAGTGCTTTAACTGCTAGAGTCACAGCCCTTGAAGCTAAAGAAGATAGTGATAAACAAACACTTACACTCACAGGAAATGAACTATCCATTTCTAATGGAAACTCTGTGACTCTCCCATTGGGTGTAGGGAAAGAGTTTGTTGTTACTAGTGATACTGAAGGAGTTGTAGTAACTAAAGCTGAAACAGATAGTACAACTACTTATAATGTGAACCTAGATGATGCTTTAAATAAGTACTACAAGAAAGCTGAGACTTATACTAAGAAGGAAGTGGATAACCTGTTAACAAATCAGGAAAACAAAGCCACTGACCTTACAGTGTATAGAGGATCTTTCACTGATAGATCTAAAGTTATGGAAGGTGAGCATGATGCACCAATTTCACCTAGAGTTACTCTTACTTACTCAAGCTCTACTGGTGTAGGTATCTTCAAGATTGACTTCAAAGTAACCTCAAAAGTAAATTGGAGAGATGTTATTGCAACACTACCTCCTGAAGCTCCTGTCCCTGTTGAACTTGTAGAGTCTCAAGTTTGGATTGGTAATAATAACACTTCTGTGTGGATTGATAAGGGTTCGAGAAATGTTCAAATTTTTGGAGTTTCTAATCCTGAAATGTTTAACAAACGTATAATCTTATCAATCCTAGGTATCTTTAAGAAAGCATAATAAATAAGGAGAACTAAATGAACTTAACAAATAAACAATATGACTTATACAAAAAGCTTGTAACTGTAGTTGCACCAGCTTTAATCACTTTAATTACAGGGCTAGGAGCTTTGTACAAGTTTGACTCAACTGCTATCACAGGTACTCTAGCATTGCTTACTACCTTCACTGGTACTGTGTTAGGTATCTCAAGCAAGAAATATAATGAATCTCAAGGAGAGTAAACATGGACTACAAAACCTTTAAGTCCAAGTGGATGAATAAGGGTGTAGATGTGGATGGAGCATGGCATTTTCAATGCTGGGATTCCTTTGCACAATGGTGTAAGGAAAATGGAGTACCTTATACTAACTGCACTGTGTCAGGATACGTAAAAGATCTTTGGGAACAAAGACGAACTAACGGTATCCTTAAATACTTTGATGAAGTAGAGATCATGGAAGAAGGAGATGTAGCTGTCTTTAAAGAGGTAGCTGGATGGACTCCTGTATCTCATGTAGCATTGTTTGATAGTGATGCTGGTGGAGGTTTTGGATGGTTCTTTGGACAGAACCAAGGAGGAGTTGATGGAGTACATAACTTAGTCAAACTTCCTTACTCTGCTACTTACCCTACAGCCTTCAGACTTAAGAAGAAGGCTACACAAGCTAAAACACAAGGAGGAAATACAACTGTGGCTTTACCTACTAAAAATATTAATGGTGAAATCTACTCAGGACTCATTACTGGTTATGACTCTAACCCAATGAACTGTGATAGTAACCGTGTTAAAATTGACCGTATTCTAATCCATCATAATGCGTCTTTGAGTGATGCTGTAGCTAGAAGCACATGGTATGTGTCTACAGGTCATGGAACATCTGCTCACTACCAAGTAACTCCTGATAAAATTTGGGGATGTGTTGGTGAGAACTATGTTGCTTATCATGCTGGTAACTACCCTGTGAACCAACGTTCTATTGGTATTGAACACTTGAACAACACTGGTGCTCCTACATGGACGATTGCTGAAGAAACTTATAGAAACTCTGCTAAGCTCATTCGTGATATCTGTGAACGCTACAACATTCCTATTGATAGACAACACATTCTGAAACACAGTGAATGTGCTCAAACCCAATGCCCTGCGGGTATTGACATTGATAGACTTGTAGCTATGGCTAGAGGAGCTGAGTATGTAACTCCTTCAAAAGCTACTCCTAAACCATCTGCACCAGGAAAGATGCAACATGCTTACCGAGTAGATGATCTTAAATATGTCAACGGTTTGTGGCAAGTATACAGCAAAGAGCTTGTGCCAGTAGCCTTTAACTGGACTGATAATGGAATCGCTGTAGAAGATATCATTATCACAGATAAGAATGGTGCTAAACTTCCTGACCAAATGACACATGTAGGTGACTACTTTGTGTTTGACCAAACTGCAACTGGTGATACAGGTGTAGGTGGTGTAGGAGATGGAAACTACTATTGGAGAAAATTCAAGCTCAGAACTTCAGGAGAAATCTGGCTTTCTGCTTGGAACTTAAACCACTTATTGTTTGGTTAAGGGGGTGGGGTATATCCCCTCCCTATTTTTATTGGAGGAACTATGGAAGACATTTGTAAACAAAAGGACTGTTCTTGTGAGAATGTAGGTATTGGAGACTGTACCAAGCTACAAGAGCTAAATGACCTTCAAATTAGACCTAAGATGAGAGCTATTTTAAAAGCTGAATGGTGTAACCTACCTGAAGCTATTAGAAGAGGCTTTTATGGTGTATGGTGTGTTCTAAAAAACATCATCAACCAACTGTGCTATATCCTTACTAAGCTAGAGTGCTTAGAGTCTAAGGTAGATAAGCTGTGCTCTATTGCTAAGTGTCAGGATGAAAGAATCACAGGTCTTGTGGAACATATTAAAGGTAAAATGCTTGAGAATGTTGTCTTTGGTATGAAAGGTGTAGGTACATCTGCTAATGCTTCAGGTAATGGTGACACTTTCACATCTGTGACTGTACAACAAAATGGTGACTTTGTTATTGTGTGGAACATGGTATATGCAGGTAGAGAAGTAGGTAGAGGTACTATCACTGGTAAGGTATCTCACATGTACACTATGAATGAAGATGGATCTGTTAAAGCCCACGTATCTAGAGTTGACTTTGACCAGGTTAAATATGTAGGTGATGGAGGTAGCTATGGTAACAATGCTACTTTCTCTATCCAAGACACTAGTGGTAGAACTGTGTGGACTAAATCTTATCAAGCAGGATCAAGCTTTACAGATAAACCTGGATCAATCTCCATTGGTAAGGAAACAGTCCTTAGACCACAAGGAGGAAGCACAGGAGATATCTTGCTATTCAAGACACTTGACCAGTGGGATTTTGACCCTACATCAAGTGATGTGAGAGCTACCTATGTAAATAACAACTCACCTCTACCTAAAGTTGAAGGATGTGTTATTGACTGTGATAACTGCTAGGAGGCACTATGTTTGAATATTGTCCTAATTGCAGATGCAGGATAAAGTTCTATAAGGCTCATGAATGTGAGAAGATGAAGCATGACCTAGCCGACTCTGTGAAGTTGGCTGGTGATGCTATTGCCAATGGAGAAGAGTGTAAAGTAAAAGAAAATACAGCACATGGTTTCTTCAGAATATGGTGTAATATCAAGAACATTATTGAGATCATCTGTGATATAATTAAACGTATGAAGTGCTTACAGCGTAAAGCACAAAAGGTTTGTGAAGTACAGCACTGTTTAGCTGAGAGAATTGAAAGTGTCAATAGATTCATTGGTGTGTACAACTCAGATCAGGCTAGTAAACCATCTCCTGACCAATCAAATTGGGAAGCTGAGAAGAGAAGACTTGAGTCTGATTATCAGGCTAGCCTAAATGGTTATAATGCTAGAAGGGCTGAATATGAAAGAGCCTTACAAGCATACAATAATAGTAACTCTAACTATGCTTCTGCTCTTGCTTCTTACAATGCTAGAAAAGCAGACTATGAAAGAAGAAAACGTGAGTATGAAGCAGGTAACAACCAACAAGGAGGGGCTACTCAGTGGCAGGAAGCTTGGGGTACATTCCAACGTAATGGTGCACCTCTAGATGTTGCTATGGGTGGATCACCTAATGGTAGTGTCCAAGGTATTGACCTCAGTGAAGCTCACAGAAATGGTTATGGTAAAGGTATTGGGTTCACTTCTAAGAATAATGAAGGTACTATTGTAGATATCCAATTAAACCTCTTAGGATACTCCTATGAGGCTGGTGTTGGAGGAAGACTACAAGGATGGTATGTTCAATATGGGGGTACTTATGATTGGTACTTTGATGTGTATGCTTCTACTGATGGAGGAAACAACTATTCAGTAGTTCAAAAGGATATTCTACTTGCTAAGCATGCAGATACACAAAAGCTTGCTTATGAGCCTAACTGGCATCTATCAACTATTAAGTGGGACAAGACATTCACAAACCTTCCTGCAAACTTCACTCATTTGAAAGTGGAAGTTAGAGGTAGCAATCCAGGAGATAGACACCAAAATGTATATACAAGAGAGCAGATTGTGAGAAAACCTTTCCCTCCATTCACTGAACAGCCTCCTGTGAACAATGCTACTAAGCCTAAACCATTTAATGAGCAACCTCCTAAGAAACCTACTATTCCTCCTAAACCTGAGAAGAAAGTAGAAACTATTCCTCTCATTAAAGGTGGATGTGACCTTATGGATTGCAAGTTTGATTGCTTTATTGATGATAAATAGGAGAAATTATGTCAGATTGTATTAACTGTCAATGTGAAGAGATTGTACCAGGATCAACAGCCTGTGCATCTCTTAAAAAGCAAAATGATGACAGAATTAAACTTCATTCCCTTGTGCTAAGGGATACAACTCTTTGTGACCTACCTGAGCAGACTTCTAAAGCCTTCTATTCACAGTGGTGTTTTAATAAGAATCTCACTTCACAAGTGTGCTGGTTGATGAATAATAGCTCAGGAGGTAAAACTTATAAAGCAGGTAAGGATATTAGTATCTCAAATGATGGAGTTATCTCCTTTACAGGAACTATCCCAACACCTTCACCTGCTTATAATGATGCTGACCTTAGAGCTGAGAATACTAGACTTAAAAATGCTTTGATGAAGATCATTAACAACCTTACAGCTAGTGGAGCTTGGCAAGGTGGATTAGAAGGAGACTTTGTTCCTAGAAGAAATATTGCCACAGGTAATATTAACTTGTTCTCTAACACAGTGGATAGTGACTTCTTCATTCGTACTAATAATGGTAAAACAGAAAATGACTTGGCAGGAGGTATTAACTAATGGGATGTACAACTTGTAGTGGAAACCCTAACACATGGTGCACTCAGTGTATGCCTGCTGAGGATACTTGGGTAGCCCCTGTGGATAAGCTACCTGATGTGTTTATGGGAGATAGAGACCACATGTATCTTCTTCCTAATGGAGACCTTTATATCCTTTCTCCTGATAGAACTAGATGGATTAAAGTGAATGGTCAAGGTGGTGGAGTCACTTATGATGATACCGCTGTGATTAATAGACTAAAAGCTCTAGAAGGTAAAACAGATAACTTCATCTCATCTGTGAATGTATCAAGAAATGGTAACAAAGTAAAACTTACTTATACCCTTGTGGATGGTACTATCAAAGAGGTAGAGTTTGAGGATAAGGACACTGTAGCCTTAGCTTATGATGATACAGCACTGAAAGCTAGGGTGGACGAACTTGAAAAGGTTAAGTATAAGGATAAGGACACTACTGTGTACCCTTTTGTGGGTTATGAGTTGGTAGAAGCTACTAAGCCTTTTAGAGTAGGTACAATTGATAGTGCCTTCCATACTTATAAGTACCCTAGCTCTAATAAACCTATGACAGAACCCCTAATAGAAAGTGTCCTAGAGTTTGATTTTGTCCTTTATGAAAAGAATAGTGGAACAGGTAAAACTTTAACTAGATCAGGAACACAGTTCAACATAGCAAAGGTGGGCAGAAAGTTTGATGAATTATATAATGAACAAACTTACGCACTAACTAATAATACAACTTTATTGATTAAGCTAAGTACTGTATGGAAAGATACAGATAACAAATTTAGGTTCGACCTTAATATGACTCTTATCTATAAAGAACGTGATGGAGACTTTGTAAGAGAATACAATCATACCATCACTCCTGATGAAATTGACTCAAGAGAAGAAGCACACATTTCTGTGCAAGTAGATGGAGTAGAAAAGGGTTACTCTAAACTTACTTTAAGTAATGTATTTATAGGTATGTCTAATTTTGGCTATAGAGTCTATAAACAAGTAGGAGATAATGCTTATACAAAATTGGAGGCTATAAATGAGTAAAACAGTATATAATAAGACAACACAAAAAGTTGTACCAACTACTACTCCTTATGATGATACCTCTTTGAAGGCTAGGATCACAGCGTTAGAGAACAAACCTGATAACGATAAGCAGACTTTAACCTTTAATGCAGGTAATAGGAACTTATCTATTAGTAATGGCAACTCAGTTACTCTACCTAATGATAATCAGACAATCTCTAAGCAAGGGAATAAGCTGATCCTATCTAATGGTGGAGGTGAAGTTGAACTCCCTGTGCCTAACACTTCTGTGCCTTATGATGACACAGCGCTTAAGAAAAGAGTTAGTGATCTAGAAGCTAGACCTGATAATGATAAGCAAACTCTTACAGTTAACAATAATACATTATCAATTAGTGGTGGTAACTCAGTTACTCTTCCTTCACAAAGTATCCATAGGTTCTATGATGGAGATATTTCTGGTACTGCTGATACAAATAACACTCGTACTGTACAAAAGACTAACTTTAGGAATCCTGATGGTATTAAAGTAGGGGATACAGTAGAAGACTTCTATTCAGACCAAAATACTATCAACAGAGGTATTTGGAAAGTCATAGAAGTAAGTGGAAACAATGTCAAAGTTCAGGGTATTGGTAATTACAGTACTAGTCTGTGGAAAAATTTAACATTCAATGCTAATACAAGAGAGTTATCACTTAGTGGAGGTAATAAGGTAACTCTACCTCAATATGTGTCACCTCAAGAGTTTAACACACTCAAGAATGAGTACAATCAACTTAAGGGTGTTTTTGAGAAACTTCTACAGGATCTTAAAGGTTCAGGAGCATGGAAACAAACAGGTGGAACTATCTTTGAGGGTAATCTGTACCCTGATAGACACATTGCCACAGGTAATATTAACCTCTTTGGTGGAACTGTTGATGGTAGTGCCTTTATTAGAACTAACAATGGCAAGACTGAGAATGACCTTGCAGGAGGAATTAATTAATGGCAGATCAACCTACACTTAATCAGGAACAGATTACCAAGGTAAGACAAGCTTTAAGCCTTAATATCTATTCTACTGACAGAGGTACAAAAACCTACATTAACGGAAACAGTTTTAGGATTGAAAACCCTATGACTGTTCCTATGGATGGAGTGGAAACACCTATTGGTTATGTGAACACTGAAGGTAATGTTTTCTATGATGTTGTGGTAGAAAATGGTAGGGTAAAGGCTAGAAATACTAGGGTAAGAGTCAATAAAGTTACCTACACTAAAGTGCCTGATATTACTGCTTGGGGTACACCTAATGCAAACTATAGAATCAACACTGCTGTGGGAGATATCCTTAACAAAACTTATGAACCAATTGCTGATGGATGGACAGAAGTCTTAAATAAAACATTCACAGTAGAGGATGTTGAAATTACATCTAAGGTCAATGAACAAGTTAAGTATGCTATGTCTACCTATGATACGTGGCAATACAATCCTACTGAGGGTAGAATATCATTCTCACTTACTGTTCCTGATGTAAACATGCTAGTAGTGCCTCAAGCACCCACAGAAGGTACACTTGTAATTAAATATGTAGATAATATTACAGGTGCTACTTTATGGGAAACCTCAAAGAAAGTTCCTGGTAACACAAACCAATCACATACTGCCTCTGAGATCTTTAGAGCTACATATAAAATTATAGGTGATAGGCTACAGAATATTACAGTACCTTCAGGACAAACTAGAGAGCTTACCTTTAGATATAACCCTATCTATGGACAGATTGTTAAGTTCATTGATAAGGACACAGGAAGAGAGATTCAGACTCAAAGTTACACTCCTGTGACTCATGGGGATCCTTTCAGGAAAGACCCTCCTAACATACAAGGTTACAGGCTTGTACCAGGTCAGAACCCTATTAATGTACCTAGAGTAACTGGTAATGGTAACTACACCTTTAGGTATGAGAAGATTCCCACTACTGCTAATGTTATTGTTAAGCATCTTAATAAGGCTAATAATCAACCTCTACGTGGGGATGTAACTCTAAGTAATCAGACTATTGGTAGCAATGTGAACTACAATGCTCCTGCTATCACTAACTATGCTCCTGAGAGAACTACCTATACTCACACTGTGGTTGAAGGTAACAATATCATTACTGTGTACTACACAGAAAATGCTAAGATTAGACCATGGGCTATTAGAAAGTCTAATGCTTGGAAGTCTCTTAACACTACAAGACAGTGGATGAAGATTAGAAGAACAGCTAACCAAAACTTTTGGGATACTAAACCTAATGCTGAAATTTATGCTACTGATACTGGTAAAGAAAACTACTCACCATCACGTATTCGCAAGGGTGGTAAGTGGAAAGCACAAGGAAAGATTGGTGACTAATGGCTATTGATGATAAAACAACTAGACTGAATGAAGCTACATTCACTAGTTATGGTGAAAATCCTAAGGATCGCTGTTGGTATGATGAATGTGACTGTGATGAAATTCCTGTTGCAGATTGTCAACGACTAGTAGATGAAAATAACAAGGGTGTAGGACGGTTTGCATGTATGGCTGAGAGTCAGAAATGCTACAATCCTAAGTTCTTCAGTTCATTCATGAAGAAACTGGCTTGTCAACTTAACCACTACATCCAAAACATCTGCGCATTGTGGGATATGGTACAGTGTATGGCTGAATACTTATCTAAGATGGGTGACACAGGTACAGTCCAAGTAAACTATGCTAGAAACTCTGCTGTGTCTTCTGCTGACTTCTATCACCCTATCACAGATGGTTATGACTTAGACCTCTACATGGACTCTACTACAGGAGTTGTAGCTGGTGAGTCTGATGATGGAAGAAGAAAACAAACTGATAGAAAGTACCGTGTTTACATCAGATGGTGTGCTGATGGTACTACTCTTAATCCTGCTCAGGATAACACAATGGAGATTGTAGTTTATCACTCAGGAGAACAGTATACTGAAGACCTTAGAAAGAACCGTGGAGTACACTGGCAGATGACTGGTATCTCAGATGGTGCTATGGAGATGTCTGATAGTATTATTGTTCCTGCTGGACAGCACGTCAAGGTGAGAGTAGAGCCTGCTAACTCTTCTTCAGGTGTATTCCGTGTACACCAATTCAAGCTAGAGTACACTCCTATCATGGATGCACAAGATACTCCTGAATGTCTTAAACTTACAGAACTTCCTAAGGATGACTGTAATTGTCCAAAATAAAAAGAGAGCTTAATTGCTCTCTTTATTTTTTCTTGTGCTTCTTGAGTCTCTTATACAGTGCTTGTGGTGTAGATAACCCTAGCACAGTCTGAGTGTACTCAATGTAGCCTGAGTAAAGCATTTGATAGTAAAGAAGGTTCTGTTGTTCACGGATCTTCTTTTTTCTTGCTCGCATAGCTTTTCTTTCTCTTGTGCTGTGAGAAAGCTTAATAGCTTCAGTAAGCTTGTCAAATTCTCTTTCTAGCTTGATATACTCATCAGATGCCTTAGCTGGTGATGACTTAGGCTCTTCTGCTAACTTAACCTTTTCAATATCAACATTCATACGACCATAACTCCTCTCCACAGTTCTTAATATAAATAGTTATATCACCTTTTTGAACTCTAGTAATTTGGTCCTCTCCTGACCATTTCTTAATGAACTTCTGTCTCTTCTTAAAGCCACAGATAGTTTCATCATAGTAACAATTACCAAGCTCATCAATCAGTTTCACTTGGTACACCTTTATAAAATTCATACATACTCCTTGATATTACCAAGTCACTAACTTTAACCCTAGTCTTCTTAGGGTATCTAATCTTGCACATACCTCTTGTGAGCTTATAGTAAGCCACAAGCATGTGTCCTACATCATTAGGGGTAATGATCCTCTCTTTACTATCTGCAAAAGGCTGATCTAGATACCACTTCATGAAGTCAATAGCAAACTTCTTATACTCCTGTGCATTAAACCTATCCTTCTCTACAATTTCAAGGTACATCTTTCTCATACTAGGTGAGCATCCATTAATAAAGTCTAGTTCAATGTGTAGCTCATTAATGTAAGCAAGATCAGTAGCTAGGTTATAAGCTGTAAACTTACTCAGTCCATACACATCACACTTCTTATTGTAGTATCTATAGATCTCACTACACTTCCACCCGTAGAATAGATCTTCAGGAAGCTTATCAATGAAATCTGCACAGGAAGCAAGAAACCTTTCTCCTCTATTAAGCTCTCTAGTCATTACCTGAATAGCAGGAGACTTGTAGTTAGGAGAGAGCTTAACCTTAGCTGAGTTAAGCTTAGTTGCTATCTTTTCAAGCTGGTGTATAGTCACAACATCGTGTTCATTAGTACATCTTCTGACATACTTTTCATGACCTATGTAACGATACACATACACAGTAAGAAGCTTATCCCTAAGGGGTACTCTAGCTGTGTTTAGTGTTCTAATAAACATTTGAGACATGTCATCAAGGTATTTTAGATTGTTAGGAAGATCATATCTGTAAAGATCTCCCACAGTCTTGTTACCTATTCTGTACTTGTGCTCAAAGGCATCTCTACGCTTTAACACATAGAGCTTAAACTCTTCAAGTTTATTCATATTTACTCCTTTAAGAAGCCTAGTTAGTTGGGTAATAGAAGCGAAATCAAAAAATATATAGTAACATAAATCGTGAGAATAACTTTGGGTGTAGAAATATCTATGGAAAGTCTTTTTGTACTAACTAGGCTTTTCAAAAAAGTAAATACCTTACAGAGAGTAGCTAGTGTGGGAATCACAAGTGCTGGCAATCGAAATAAAAATGTAATCTATAAGGAGATCCTAGCTACTCTGTGTAAGGTATCCACTAGGGATACCACTTAATTATTCTGCATCTGCCCAATCATCATCTGCATCCGAGTCTGTTGAGCCTTCTTCTTCCTCTTTATCAAGAGCAAAGATGTCACGTACATTGAATTGTCGTTTTCCATTGTAAGGATCACCTTCTTTGATCTCAACTCCCATGTACTTACCTACAATATCATCTGTGTCAATATCATCTGAGTTAGGATCAAGACCTACAGCTTCAATGATCTTGTAGAGTTGTTCTTGTCCATAAGTGTTGTCACGTACAAACAAGTTAAACATTGTAAGGTTTTCACCAAAGTTACCACGAAGCACAAACTTGTAGAAAAGTGCTCCTGTGTTTTGGTTAGTTCCTTGCTCTACAGCTTCCACAAGTACTTCATATCGTCCTGGTGTGTAAATAAATTCACGGACTTCAGGTGCTTTTGCTTTAAATGATAGTTTTGACATAGTTATTCTCCTTTTGTTTCCTTAGTTTCTTCTTTAGCTTCTTTTGATTTAGCTTCTTTAGCTTGTGTTGTTCCATCTGTGTATCCTACAATTGTTTCCCAAGTAGGATTAGTCACAGTTTCAGGAATTGATAGTCCAGGTTTACGAGTTACCTTCAAGTTGTATGCAGGGTTTCCTGACAAACGTACTTGGTAGAAATCCTTAGTCTTCTTAACTCCTTTTACAACTTTAGACTTAGTGATACGCTCTGTGTGTCCAATAACACGACTTGATGCTGTAAGGTACTTGCCAACACTTTCCATCAAGTTAGGGATGATAGTTGCTGGAATGTTTTCATCTACAACATCCTCAAGGTTGACTGATTTTTGCTGACAGATAACATACACATTCTTACCTGCATAGGATATAGCCACAAGTTCGTCAATAAGTCCTTTGAGGATAGTTGATGCTTCACCATACATAGGAAGAGTCATCTTCTTACTTGAAGCCTTTTCCATAAGGTGCTTGTAAAGAAGCTCTTGAACTCCTGTGAAGTGATCCACAGCAATGCTATCAAAGCCTTTAGCAAAGTTCATAGCTTCCACTACATCATCCCATGTGTGACATTCTGCTACTGCAAAACGCTCATCAGGAGATACTGAAGCCAATCCACGGTCAGTATCAATTACCAATACACTACCAGGAAGTGTGTTGATGAATGTAGTCTTTGAACTTCCAGGCTCACCATAGAATGTGGTTAGAGTGTGTAATTTAATTTTAGTTAGTTTTTGTAATTTCATGTGTTCCTACTTTCCTGTGCTTCCATAACCACCACGGTTTTCATTACCTAAGTGGTCAACTTCTTTAAAATGAATATTAGGTTGATTCTCAATGAGTCTGAACTGACACAAACGCTGTCCTTCTTCAATTAGTCCATCACGTGTAGCATAGAACTTAGCTCCCCAATAGTCTTCATCACCACAGTAAGAGTTATCAATAACTCCTACACCATTTGTGAGAAGTAAGCCTGTGTTTTGAAATAGGCTTGATCGTGGTGCAATATGAGCTTCATAGTAAGGAGGTAACTCCATAGCTACTCCAAAGTCAACCTGAACTAGATCACCTTTCTTGTAAACAATACTCTTAGGTGAAGCTAGGTCAATCCAATCTCCTTTTGTGAGATCTACAAGGTGTGCTACATTGTCTTTATACTTAATTTTAACTGTTTTCTTACTTGTCTTCTCAAAGAAGTAGTAGAGATCCAAGAGAAAATTAAGCAATAGTAAGATAAAAATTAATAATTGTGCGTTAGTCACTTTCATCTCCATATTCTGTTTTAATCAAGTAGTTAATAGCAATCTCCATATCACTAATAGCTACCTTATATAATTCTTCATGAGTTGTTTGTACAGATGTGTTTACAATGAATCTTTGAATATCACTCATGTTTTCAAGCAAATCATCTGATGCAAAGAACTCACCTTTTTCAAAGTAGAGAGCCTCCTGAGGAGTATTCTTCATTTTATCTAAGAACACAAGAGCCTTCTTAAGATCTTCTACTCCATTCTTGTCTTTATATCGCCACACATACTTAACAGCAGATGCTACTAATGGATTGAGTTTAGCTACAATCCAAAAATCCCAGCACTCTAGCCTGTTTCCTGTGTAACGCTTAGGGTTAATAATATCTTCTTTCATCTTTTTACCATGACATAATGAAATTCCATACAATAGCTATAAGCTTAAGTGTGATAGCTAGTAAAGCTACTGATACTACAGCACATCCCATTAGGGATACTAAGTCTTTAAGTTCCCTTAGGAGTTTCATCTGCAAACCTCTTAATAGCTAGTTTCAACTCATTACACTCTTCTTCTTTTGTGAGAAGTTCTACATAACGGATAGGTGTAAGCTGTACTGATGCAACTCCATCAATACCTTCAATGAGTTTTAGTTTTGTACCTTTTATGTCTGCACATTTATCTTCTTTATCCCATTTTCCAATGAAATAACCAATAATCCATGTTAGAGACCCAAATACAAGGCATAAAAAGATACAAGCATCTTCTGTTACCATCATTTCACCTTATAATGTTTCACTGTGAAACCATCACCTTTCATTGTAACTACTACATTATCCTCAGTGAGCTTATTCTCTAGACCCTTATAGTAAGTGTCTCCTTTATACTCACCTTCAACTGTGCTTACCACAGCTTCCTCACACCAAGGCTCAAAAGTCTTATAAGTCATAGCTCCACCAATGATCCAAAGATCTAGGCTAGAGTTCTCATAGATCTCAATGACTTCTTCTGCTGTGTGAGCAATGTAGACATCCTCTTGGTCATAACCTTTAATGTCATCCTCTTTTGTCAGGATAATGTTATGACGATTCTTTAGTGGCTTGCATCCTAGAGAGAACCAAGTTCTACTTCCCATGACTACAATGCCACCTGTTGTCTGATTCTTGAAGTAGTTAAGATCATCTCGATTGTACCAAGGTATCTTTCCTTTACTTCCAATCAAACCATTAGCATCCTGTGCCCAAATGAACCTAATCATTTGATTCCTCCTTATAGTGTATTGCTGGATAACCCAACAAAGTTATTCTATCATTTTTGGGTTGGACTGTCAACCCTTTTTTGAAAATTTTTCTCAATAAATTCATCTAAGTCTTCCATCATTTCACCAATATACACTTTATAGAGGTAATCATAGGCATCAGGCTTGTGTCCACCCTTCCCTGGAATGTAAAGTTTAAACTCAGGATCAGACTCAATTAAGTCTACAAGATGTACAAACTGGTCAAAGAAGTCTTTGGTACGGTATTCATTATACACAAGGCGGATAGTCTTACGCTTATAATTTCTTCCTGTTATCTTAATCTTAGGATTGACACAATCGAATATCATATCACGTACATTGTAGCCTAGTTGTGTATATACATACATGTACAAGTTACCTTGAAGGCTGTAGCGATACTCATCATCTGTAGGGGCTGTAGAGTGAGTCTTATAGTCAACAATGGTCACAGTTCCATCATCATTCTGAATAACAGCATCAATGATACCTGTGAACTGGTGTCCATTAGGTAGGTCATAGTAGACTTGATGCTCAGTTTCAATGATTTTCTCAAAGTCTACAGGCTCTCCTTCTGAAAGGTAACGCTCAATAGCAAGCTCTCCTGAAAGTTTAGCTTCCTCTAGGAATCCTGATTCTGCATAGATCTCACGTAGTTTAGCATAAAGGTCTTCCTGAGTCATTTTACCTTTACTCTGTGCTAAAAGCTCCATGCCTCTATGGAAGTATGTTCCACGATCCATGTACTGTGTTACTTCAGGATCTTGCTTCTCCTTGTAGCCTGCTAGGTATTTACACCAGTGCTTCCAAGGGTTATCTAAAAATGTCTTTACACGACTTACACTATAAGTTGTCATTATCCACCTCTACTTACTCCATTTTCCAAATAATAAACCATGTCTTTGAATCTCATATCAAGTGAATAGACCTTGCTATTAAGCTCCTCATGGTTCTGTTTCAACTCACCCTTAAGTTTCCCCACCTGATACTCTAAACGCTCAATCTGAGCCTTCTGTGAGGTCACAGTGGCATAACAGCAAAGAGNCAACAATAGGAAACCAAAGATGAGAGCATAATTAATAATTTTTTCTTGCATCTCGGATCACAAAACCTTT